AAATTGTCTGAAGGAATATTCAGAATATAACGTCTTAAATATAGATGTCGGTCTCAAGAAGACTAAAAACACATTCGGCCTGAAAAAGCAAGATTCAGTAGAACTATATGAAAATAGCGTTCCCAAATCCATAAACAAGTTTTTAGAAAAAGTAGATGCGGAAACGCTATTCATTACAAGCTGCGGCAATGTTACCGCCACCGCTCTGAATATTTTGGAGAGAATAAAGGACAAGTCCAAAATTACCTTGATGTATATCATCCCAGAAAGAGAAGGACTATCGGACAACCAAAAATTACAAAACAACTTGCTGTTCAACATTTTTCAGGAATACGCAAGGTCATCACTACTTGAAAAAATAATTTTACTTGACAATCAATTAATATCTGGTATAATAGGTCCAGTACCAATATTAAAGTATTGGGATAGTATAAATCAAATGATTGCTTCAAATTATCACATGATTAACGTTTTTGAACACAGTATGCCTGTATTCACGACTTTTACCAGTCGTATCAATACAGCGCGTATTAGTTCAATTGGCTTTAATAAATTTGATGAAGAAGAAAAATGTTTTTTTTCGCTTGACATTCCAAGAGAAAAAAGGTATTATTATGCTATACCTCATGAAGTTCTTGAAAAGGACTCTATGTTGATGAACCGAATCAAAGAGCAGGTTAAAGACGCGATAGAGCATGACAAAATGAAAGTGGGTTATTCAATATACCCAACCGAATACGATCAGTCATACATCTATTGTGAAAGTAACAGCACTTTGATTCAAAAACTAGCGCCCTGAGAGATTTGTCAGGGTGACTTTAACCAAGGAGAAAATAAAATATGTCTATTAATATGGAAAAAATGCGAGCACGGCAAGTGTCGCTTAAAAACAATGCCAACGGAGGCTCAAACAAGTTTTGGCGTCCACAAGATGGGGAACAAACGATTCGTATCGTCTGTACTCCTGACGGAGATCCTTTCCGTGATTATTGGTTTCATTATAATGTAGGGGATACCCCTGGATTTTTGAGTCCAAAACGCAATTTTGGCGAAGACTGTCCTCTTGACAGTTATGTACGTCAACTGTGGAAAGAAGGTTCAGAAGAATCTAAACGAGTTGCTAAAAAACTTGGCGCACGTCAACGATTTTTTGCCCCTGTCGTAGTACGAGGCGAAGAAAGTGAAGGTGTTAAGATGTGGGGATTCGGTAAACGAACCTACGAAACTCTTCTCGGTCTTGTTTTGAATCCTGAATACGGTGACATTACTGATCCCGAATCTGGAACAGATTTAGTGATTGGCTATGGTAAACCAGCAGGAGCAAGTTTTCCAGAAACTAAAATTACGCCCCGTCGTAAATCCTCACCGCTTCATAAAGATTCGGAGAGAGTTGTAGAACTCATGGAAAATATTCCTGATTTCGAAGAACTGTTTGAAAACGGTCGCAAAACCGCAGATGAGGTTCAAGATATTCTTGCGGCTTATTTGGATAGCGAAGAAGCTTCAGAAGAAGTGGTAGTAGAATCTGCTACACCACAAAATAGTGTAGATAAAGCTTTTAGCGAACTTGTTGGCTAATAGTGTACCGCCGCAGGGAGGCATGGGCTTACAGATGTCTCAACTTTATCAAACAAAAGGAAAAAGAAAAATGTTTAAAAAGATCTTATTGTGTTTTATGATCATTGGGTTTACGAGCACTGCGCTCGCAAGCGATTGGAAGACAAGAACCGGCGTCCGCTTTGGCTATTCCTACATTAATAAAGGAGACCAAACGGAAAAGCTCAAGAGTCCACATATGTTTTTGTTGGGTTTTGAAATGCAACAAGCGCTTAAAGGCGGCTCGTGGCTAGATGTCTTGTTCATCGAGAATATCTCAGTTGCAGGGCTAGACCAAAGTGTGTTCGCGCCGTCAGCTAGTTTGCTTATTGGTTTTGAGCTTGCAGACCAAGTTCAATTGGCTATTGGCGCAAACGTTGCACCCTTTGACCCTGCCGAGGAAGAAAATTATATCCACCTCATTACTGCGATTGGATATACAGCCGACGTTGGACTTTTCAGTGTTCCAGTCCACTTGACCTATATTCCAGATACCAACGGGTTTTGGCGTTGTGCTGCAACTGTTGGCGTAAACTGGTAGATTTTAACCGCAGGGAGGCATGGGTTTACAGATGTCTCAACTTTATCGAATAAAAGGAAAACTAAATTGTTAATAAAAGCAGTTGAATGCAAGGAATGCGAAGACATTGTTTATTCTAGGACGGAAGATGATTTTAGAGAGTGCTCCTGTGGTTCAATTGGAGTTAGCGGAGGAGTTAAATTCTTTAAATTTACAGCACAACCTGCCGCCACCTACGAAGTTAAGAAAATAAACGTTAAAACAACACTTGACAATCTTTATCAAGATTGGTATAATATGAGAGATGCTTTTGGCGTTATTAAAGCAGAGCCAGCAAAGCACGCTTTTCAATAGGAGAAAAATGAAAAAAGTATATAAGAAAGATGACCCAAACTTTAATGAAAAAATAACAGAAGTCGCAAGACGATTCAAAGGAAAAGGCGGAGGGCCAGACAGCGAAACGGCTATCAACGCATATAAACAAGACTTGGGAGATGGCTATGTAAGTTTCTATTCAGACAATAGCGACATTACTAATCTTCTCTCAAGAAGCAAAGATTATGTCTTAGAGGTCATTGACTACGGAGAGAACGTATCAATCAAAATTGATAAGAAAGGTTTCCGCAGTTGCTATCACGCCTTTAAGCTTTCAAAATAAGGAGAAACAAATGGCACGAAGAAAAGAAGTAAAAGCTGGTAAACTCAGCATAGACCAGATGAGACAGCTTATAAATAAAAAAGCTGGTATGCAAGTCGCTCATGACTTGAACGACGAAGATAACCCAACAAACGTAACCGATTGGATTCCAACTGGTTCTCGTTGGCTAGATAGTATGATTTGTCGCGGAAAGCTCGCAGGGGTTCCAGTAGGAAAAATCACAGAAATTGCTGGCCTAGAATCCAGTGGAAAATCATATATGGCGGCACAAATCGCAGCCAATGCTCAAAAGAAAGGAATTGATGTAGTCTATTTCGATTCTGAGTCTGCTCTAGACAACTCATTTCTTGAGCGTATCGGATGTAACGCAAGTAATATTTTGTATATTCAAGCAACAAGCGTTGAATTCGTTTTAGAAACAATCGAGGAACTTCTTAAATCAAATGAAAATAGAATGTTGTTTATCTGGGATAGTCTGGCACTAACGCCTTCTAACTCTGATATGGAAGGAGACTTCAACCCTCAGTCAACAATGGCAGTAAAGGCCAGAATCCTTTCCAAAGGAATGTCAAAGCTTTTGGTTTCGATTGCGAACACACAATCAACTTTACTTGTTCTCAATCAGCTAAAGGCAAATATTACACGTTCGCCTTCCGAAGCGATGACAACGCCTTACATGACACCGGGAGGAAAAACTCTTATCTATTCGTATTCATTGCGTGTTTGGCTAACCAGACCAAAAGCAAAGGCATCCTTTGTTATGGACGACAAAGGCTTCAGAATAGGAAACACAGTTAAAGTTAAGCTTGAGAAGTCACGTTTTGGTTCTCAAGGTCGTCAATGCCAATTTAAGATCCTTTGGGGTGATAATGTTGGCGTACAAGACGAAGAGAGTTGGTTCGATGCCATTCAAAGCTCAGAGCATTTAGAACGTTCTGGAGCTTGGTATGAACTTAAATATGAAGATGGGACGAGCGAAAAGTTTCAATCTGCCCATTGGACAACTAAACTTCAAAATGAGAAGTTTAAAAACCGAGTATTGGCAATCATGGACGAAGAACTCATCGAGAAGTTCGACCAAAGAATTGGCAATGCTTCAGATTTTTACGAAGAAGAGGAGAAGTAAAAAATGCCATTGATGACGAGTGAAGGATAACACGTCTTTTATATAGTAAATATACTATTTATTATACAATTTAGAGGAACTGCCCGTGAAAATCACCAAATCCCGCATGAAACAAATCATCAAAGAAGAAATTCAAAAAGCACTAACGGAACAAGATAAAAAGTTTTTTCCAACAAAGAAGAAATGTCCGTGGGTTGTGTTGCCAAAATATCACACTGGGCAGCCTCCGCACTGTTCGGGAATTCGACTTCCGCTCAAACCCCGGAAGGCGGAAGGATGGGAAAAGCACTGCCCGCCGACTAATCCGAAATGCGACAAGTTTGACCTGGGTGCCAAAGCGCCAACGTATAAGAAGAAGACGTACCAAAGTCAATGTTGGACCATTGTCGATCACAAGACTGACGATCCTGAGTTGAAGATGAAACGGATGGACACTCTTGATTTTCGCGACTGGCTCAGTAAAAATAATTGTATGAGACCTCGACATATAACGATTTGGCGACTGTATGGCATGCCAAATGATTCGCAAGCAATAAACAACTGTTGGGCTAATGTTTCAAGCTACTACCGTGAAGATTTAAAAAAACCTGAAGAAGAGGAAAAGGACGAACAAGTTGTAGAGCCATCAGAAGAAATCACCTTCAGCGACGAAGAAGGAAGTCTCGGCGGCGGCGGTGGCAGCGGTGGTTGCGGCCCAAGACCGCCTTTAAGCAAAAACTGGCGAGAGAAGCCAATGGGCAGCCCAGAAAGAGAAGCTTTCCGCGCTTGGCGCGAGTGTGTGAGAAACGCCAAGTCAAAATAACAATTTAGTAATAAAAAATATACTTTTTCCTTGTTTTTTGTTTAATGGCATGTTATAATTGTTATGTACTTAATTATTAGGAGAAGGTATGAACCTTAAAAAATACAAACATCTATTTAACATTCATCTCGCGGCCTCGACAGCAGTGTCGGCCCTTTTTCATTTTGCTTTCATCTTAGCGGCCCTTTTCTTGTGGACAGAACTGCCGAACTTAGAAAGAGACCAACCAATCTTCAAAGAGCTTCAAGTTCAGTTTAAAGCCGCTCCAAAACACTATTTGGACATAACAACTATAGAAGAAATACTGCTAGAGTTGGAAGGCACGTCAAAGTGGCCCACTGACGAAAACGGAAAATATTCCCCTTCGCCTCCATCTCTTTCTATTCGACAGGCTTTTCCACGGTTATAATAAAATATTTTGACTGTTCGATTATACAACGTGAGTACTATTTATTATACAATTTAGAGGAGTTGTTCATGAAAATCACCAAATCACGCCTTCAGCAAATTATTAAAGAAGAAATCCAAAGAGCTTTAGTAATTCGAGAGACTGTCACAAAAGACAGCGCCCGAAAGGCAATTAATAAAGCCAGGAAAACTCTCAAAACCCCGATGTGGCGCAAACTACGCCGATTGGCCTACAAGAATCCCGAAGCAGCAATGGAAAAATTACAAGCCGCCCTCGGCACCGATTCAGCAGCATATTCCAAAGACAAGCCTTTTGGCACTGTTGGAGATGTTGATCCCGCAATGGCTACGCTTGGCCGCAAAAAGGCAAGACCCGTAGAAAAAATACCAGCACCCGGAGGAAAACAGGTCGCTAATAAAGGCAAAGAGCAATATGTTCCTCCCGTTTCTGACACCGAAATTACCGTAGGAGGTCTTGGCCGCAAAAAGGCAAGATCCGTAGAAAAAATACCAGTGCCCGTTAGTAGAAGGCAAGCCGCCATAAACGCCAAACACGCCAAAGCAGACGCCGCACAGACTTCTGGCGTAAGCGATGTATCAATGGGAGATGCTAGAAAAAATAGACTGGCCAATGATGACGCTAGGGGTATGGCGAATGCAGTGAATAAGGGCCTTAAAAAGCTGGGCATCGACACTGACGATAAAGAAACAGCAGACTCCCCATAAAAAACCATAAAAACTTCTTGACAGATAATTACATTTTATATAAAATGTATAAGATATAAGGAGTTTTAATGAGTATTATCTTACTAACAACCACACTATTACTATCACAACAATGTTCACATGATTGCGAAATCACATATGATGAGATATATGAGCAAGTGATGTATCACACCTTTAAGACAAAGGCACCAACCGATAAGCAAGAGCAAGTTCTGCTTGACCTAATCAAACTAGAAAAGGACTGGCGGAGAGCTACCCCATCATTTCCTAAAAGCCTTTTGGGGTTTTCTATTGCCGCAGCTTATGTAGAATCAAGGTACAATCCACTTGCCAAAGGCGACTGGAGAACAGACCGTCGAGGAAGAAAGGTCGCCAAAGCCATTGGCGTTTTACAACTTTGGCCTTGGTGGGAAGACTACTATAATGTAAATCGACGAGACCACATCCAATCAGCAAGTGCTTGGCTTGCTCACGTTTCTCGTAGACACACAAAAATCCAAAAGAAAAAGATGTGCCCCCGCAATTTCTCAGCAGAACG